GAAGGCTTCTTCAATATGGTTCAACGCAAAGCCAAGGCCTGACGATTTCCATGCGGCCATAAGGGCTTCAGTCGACGCGAAAGGCGTGCCGCCAATGCCGAGAACCTGAAGCGGAATGCGAAAGGCAAGAGCGATCGCCTGATCGCTCAGCTTAAGCATCTCAACTAGATGCTCATCTGCCGCCGTGATTGGCGACGCCTTGGCTTTGAGCCCGGACGAAAGGATGGGCGTCCGGCCAGAATTGGCGCCCGTCGTCTGCTCCTCCCACCGCGCGCGCAGATCCTGCGACTGCTGCGGCGTCAGTTGCATGTCGGTTTCCAGCACCCAAGATGGCTTGGACTGGTTTATGTAATATGCAACTTGCTGATTGAGCGCGACGCCAGATAGGGACCGTTCCGCCAGCGTCGCCAAGATCGGGCTTTCGCCTCGCAGCGGGTGGCGCGGCGTATGCAGGCGAACATGAAGCACATCGCGCGCGGGAACCGGGCCCGATAGGTCAAACCGAAGTTCGGCCACATCGTTGCCGCTAAGGTCGTAGAAGATCTCTCCGGTCGTCGACAGGCGGGCAGAGCCCCAACGCATCAGATGGATTTCAGCGATTTCGAAACGCGAATTTCGGATGCACAGCGCAAAGGCCTCGCCATCTGAATAAAGCCGGCGCGTCAGATTGAGCAGGAAATCCGAAATCGACTGGTAGTCGTTCGGCCGCTTCATGACGCGCGATAGGGCCGATGTGATGACCCGCTCGCGTCCGCCATTTGGCAGCTTGCGCCAGTGGTCGCCCGGGCACATGGCAACCGTCTGCGCATAGGCCCCGATGCAGGCCTCCACCATGGCGGAGCCCTCACCTAGGCGCTGAACGCTCTCGCCCATTTGCCACCAGTTCAGGGCACTGCCGGACACAAGCCAGCCGCCATCGACGCGATAGGGGCCCGGACGCCAAGCGCCCTCAGTAGCCTTTCGGAGCCATCCGCGGACGGTCGCGAGTGCGCCCATGGTCAGCGCTTCGCCTTCATGACCCGCGTCGTGTACCGCCGCTTTTTAGGCCCTTCCGGCTGCGTCTGGCTTTCATCGGCATCGCCAAGACTGGCCATCTCATCCGGATCGACGTTTCGCGTCATTGGGCAATCCGGGAAGCGCATGGCGACCGCGCCAAGGTCATGGATCAGACGACCATCCTCCGACACAGTGACCTCCGCCGGGTGGACGACATCGCCGGTCTCCAGCACATACCATGCTTCACGTTCGGCCATGAACCACCTTAAGAGGCTGCAACAACAGAGATTTTCGAACCGGCCGTAACCTCGATATCAAGAGGCATGTCGGCAGGCCACTTCAGATTGGACGTGGTCGCGGTCGGGTTGGAAGCGATCAGGTAATGAAACGCAGCGCTTCCGATAATCCGAACGTATGATGTTGCCGAATTGAACGCATTAGACTGCGTAGCCGTCGTGAAAGTGACGGTCTGATCGGCAACGCCGGGCTCGGACGGAACGGGCATTTCCCGCTTCGCCTCATCAACGCCGATCCGGCGATATTCACGAATCCAAAGGGTCGCCATAGATCAGAACTCCCAAGAGAGAGACCGGCGGGAAACCGCCGGCCTGGGATCACTTGCGGTCGTCGACCATGACGATGAAAGTTCCGGTCTTGGTGGCGCCGCCGGACGCAATGACGACCTTCACGCGGTCGCGGGACAGCGCGATCTTGTCGTTGACCGCGGTCCCGCCGGAGGCATAGAGCGAAGCAACGCCGGCCGTCGTGTGGGTCGGCTGGCGAGGCGCCCGAATTGCCGCGGCATTCACATCGTTTTCCGCCCACAGCGTCCGGCCGTAGGCCTCAGCGGTAATCGTGAAGTCGACGCCATCGGCAAAGTCGGTCTTCACATACTGAATGTCCTGGATATAGCCGGACAGGTACGGAGAATAGGCGGTAGCGGAACCATCGGAAGCAGTGGTGACCGCGATTGCATAGCGACGCAGCATGGCTTGGGTCTTTCCTGAAGATCGGCTGCATAAGGAAAGAGGGGGCCGAAGCCCCCTCCTGACTCAGTACGAAGTGCCGTTGATCCACTGCACCATGCCGGTGCGCGCCATGGTCCACGACACCGGCAGGATCATCCGGATACCGGTGGAAGCGGTCTGCCACAGCGACCGAACCGGATCGGCCGTGGTCGGTCCGGTGCCGGACACGATCTCCAGCGGCGTGGTGTCTTCCATGTGGATCGTGGCCTGCTGCGAGACATCGAAGCGCGGCACATCGCCCATGGCGGTCGCGAAGTCGGCATGCCGAAGCGCGACGAGCCGGTTGGCGGTGGCATAGGTGGATTCGACGATGTTCACGCGGGCGCGGATATCGGCGAACCAGTTGGTGTTGTTGGTCGGACCGTCCATCATCGCGATCGCGAGACCCTGAGCCGGGTTCATAATCACAGTGATGTTGTCGGCCGCATTCGCCGAGATGAACGGCGCCAGCAGCGCCTGGAAGTCGGCCTTGACGGCTTCGTGGTCGCCGCCGCCGTAGCCGACCGCAGCGGCCGACACGCCGTTCAGGAGACCGGCCGGCCGAGCCGTGCTGGACGCGGTGGCATCCAGGAGGGCGGAATCCAGCGTGGATGCGGTATCCTCGAGGATGGCGCGGCGCACCAGAGCTTCGATGGCCGGGACAGACCTCTCGCCGAGCTCATCGGAGTAGGCGACGATGACGCCCATCTTCTTCGGGGTCAGCGACGCCGCCGCCGTGGTCAGCTTGCCGACGCGGATCGGCGAACCTTCCGCGACCCACCCGCCGCCGGCAGTGCCGGACGTGCGACGCGGGATGTTCACGGTGTTGGCGCCATCGATCGAAAGCGCGATGCCGCGCTGACGCAGCACCGGATAGATCGAATACCCGACGAGCGCCTGCAGGAAGCCCTGGTTGACGGTCTGCATCAGATCGTCGGCCCAATGCGAGCCGGTCGTGGTGCCGATCACCTGGTCAGCCTTGGCGATGAAGTGCGTTGCCTCATGGCCGGGATAGGCAGCATCAAGCACCTTCTCGATGCTCTTGCCGGAACTGATCGAGATCGTCTTTGCGGTCGCGGCCCGAACCAGAAGGTCGAAGCCGTCAACCTGCTTCTGCGGGAAGCCGAGGGGCCGGCGCGCGACAGACGGAGCCGCCTGGCTGCGTTCAACGCCGATCTTCTTTTCGGTCTCCTGCAGGGCGGCAAGCTGCCGCTCGGCGACTTCGATCTCGGTGTTCAGCGCCTCGACGGCGTCGACATCGAAATCATCCGCCGCCGACAGTTCGACAAGCCGATCCTTCTTGGCGACGAGTTCGGTCTGTGCCGCAACGATGCGGTCGGAAATGGTCTGCTTGGACATGGGAGTGGGCTTCCGGGGGAGGTTGCGTGCGGCGTGCTCGCCATGAATGCCGCGACGCACCGTCTCGCTGTCGTCAGAGGCGTTCTCGCCAAAGACAGCGGCTAGTGTGTCCGCGGATAGATTGAGAGACCGGGCGACGGCCAGGGCCGCCGGATTGGCAGGAACGGCGACAAGCGACGTTTCCAAAAGCTCTTGCTTTTTGTAGCGCTGCCCGCCGTAGGGCTCTTTCGGATTGATCGGCTCGGACTCAATGGGCCGGAAGCCAACCGAGACGGCGCGGAGAACGCCTTGCTCGACCAACCCGCGCAATTCGTCGATGCGAGCGCTGGTGCCCTGCGCTGCCAAGGCAAGGCGCCCCAGCAGGCGGCCACTTTCGACGCGGACGTTTTCCCAAGTCCCAATTGGGAACGACGAAGAGTGCCCAAAAAGAGCGATCGGATTTTTCTTGAACTTTGCAAGTTGCCAGCCTGTCGGCTCGACGATGTCGCCATAGCGATCCACGGTCGCATCGGACAACACAAATTCCATGCCGTCGCCGCGTTCGGCGACAGTTTTGCGAACGACAGTCATGGTGAACTCCTAGGCGACGAGCGCGCGGACATCGAATTCAGGCGTTTCGAGCGCCTCGCCGGCTACGCCGAACGCCATCGTCAGCGCGACAAAACCGTCTATCCGGCCCGGCGACTTCGCCTTTGTCGGCTTCCTGTTGCCGGCAGGGTCCTTCTGCGCCACCGCGTTTGCTGCACACATGGTCAGCACCGGGTGACCGCCGTGGCGAACCTTGCCTGCGAGCAGCGCCGTTTCGGTCGTCCGAAGCGCCGGGCTCATCGATTGGAACCCCTGTCCAAACTCGACAAAGTGCGCCTCTATCTCGGCCTCATCGAAGCCGACCCGAACCAACCACGGCTTCAAGTGTTTCCAGTTCCAGCGATCGAACGCGATCTTCGCGATCTTGTGCCGATCGAACACGCCGCGCAGGTGCTCGGCTACGAACTCATATTCGACCGACCGGCCCGGAGCGGCCTCTAGGAAACCTTCAGAGCGCCACACGTCATAGGGCACCCGATCCTTGCGAGCCTTCTCTCGCAGGCCATCCCCCGGCAGCCAAAACGTCGGCTTCACGTGCCAGACGCCATTGATCGGCGCCATCAGCACTAGGGCCGTCAGGTCTTGCGTTTCCGAAAGGTCCAAGCCGCCATAGACCGGCGCGTCGCCAAAGTCGGCCACTTCACCGCCGCACGCGGCCCATACAGCGCGGCTCACGATCGGATTGTTGACCTCAACGCGCTGGTTGAGCGTGTAATTGCGGTAATCTGACTCCAGAGACGGCATCCTCTGTGCGTCGCCGGCACGCTTCCTGACCTCCACCGGGTTGAGGAAGTCTCCAAAGGCCGGGTTTGCCTGCTTGATCGCTTCGTCAGAAAACGGGTCGCTGTCCATATCCGCCGAGTACAGGCTCAGGACAATTCTCGGGTCGGCCCCCGTCTTGGCGTCGTCGATCAGGATAGACAGCAGGTCGTTGTCGGTCGGTGCCTGCGTCGAGATAATGATGGACATCGGCGCCGCATGCGCGCCCATCGCGTTCTCAATCGCATTGTAGAGTTCCGACACAGGCCCGCGGACCTGGCCTAGTTCGTCATGAACCGCGAAAATGGGCGACTGCCCGTGCGCCGTGTTGGCGTCGGCCGAAAGCGCTTTGTAGAGTGTGCCAAGGCCGGGGCAGAACAACTCCTTGATCGTGTCCCGAATGACCACATGCGACCCAAGTTCCGGCGATAGCCTCACCACCTTCGCAGCGAGTTTGAAGAGGATCGCAGCTTGGTCCTTTGACTGCGCCGTGCTCGGTAGCTGCGTGTTCTGAACCGCCTCCGGGCCAACCAGGTGCAGCAGCAACAGGAACGCGGCCAGAGATGTCTTGCCGTTTTTTTTCCCAAAGCTGATGATCGCCGTCCGCGTGCCGTGCGGGTTGTCGTAGATTTTCCGCAGGTCCGCTTTTTGAAAATCCCGCAGCCTTGCCGGCCTCCCGACATCCTTGCCTTCAGGCACCCGGCAATAGCGCTCAATCCACGCGATATTCCGTTCAGCCCGAGTTTGTGGAATTTCATTTTTATCCCGACGGGGATTCGCGGATTTTATTTTCGCCAAGTCAGGCTTCCCACGGCTTTTTGACCATGCTTGGCTTGCGCGCTTGCTCGTGCTTGGTGGTCGCCTGCTGCGTTACCCGCATGCGGGTCGCAAGAGACGAGATTGCCCGGCCCTCGCGCTCTTGCATGCCGTACAGCTTATCGAGCATCTTGACGTCCAACTCTGCTGCGTTCTCAGCCTGCGCAACCAACTGCGCAACCCGCCGAGCGGCAACCACATGCCGGCAATACTGGGTCAGCATGCCGTGGGAAGCCTGACTTGGCGAAAATAAAATCCGCGAAGCCCCGGCGGGATAAAAATGAAATTCCACAAACTCGGGCTGAACGGAATATCGCGTGGGTAGAGCGGTTTTTGGTCGTACCTGAGGGCAGGATGGTTGGCCGCCCGATGACGCTCAGGGCGTGGCAACGGGATATCTTGCGGGGGATTTACGACCAGCCGACGCGTCGTGCGATTATCAGTTTTGGCCGTAAAAACGGGAAGACGGCGCTTTCGGCCTGCCTTCTGCTCCTGCATCTATGCGGGCCGGAAGCGCGGGCCAATTCGCAGTTGTTCAGTGCGGCTCAGTCGCGGGACCAAGCGGCAATCCTGTTTTCGCTGGCCGCAAAAATGGTTCGTATGAACCCGGACCTAAACAGGGAAGTGACGGTTCGCGATACCGCCAAGCAACTGTTCTGCCGCGATCTGGGAACGCTTTACCGGGCGCTTTCGGCGGACGCATCGACGGCTTACGGCCTGTCTCCGGTGTTCGTGGTGCATGACGAATTGGGCCAGGTGCGAGGCCCCCGCTCTGAACTGTATGAGGCTTTGGA